GTACCCGCGAGTATGCCATGAAAGCAAAGCTGTTCCGCAGTAGGTACGGGTTTGCCATCCGGGAGGTGTGACGTGGGCAAGCAGCATTTAAGCAGGGACGACCGCATCTTTATGCGTGGCAAGCTGCAAGGCACACGGGAGAACATGGACATGGTGGCAATGGTGCTGATGGACAAGTGCGGCTGGCACGTCCAAGAGGAGACAGCGGACAGCCGGAACACGCAGAGCATCGCGTATCTGTACGAGTGCCTGGAGAAGCTGGCGGAGGAGATCAACGAGGGCCGCATCAAGCGGAAGCACATCAAGGACGTGCTGAAGGACGAGTGCGGTGTTGTGTTTGGAGATTGAGATGAAAGTTTTATGTGCGTGTGAGGAAAGCCAAGTGGTATGTATTGCGTTTCGTGCGCTGGGGCATGAGGCGTATTCCTGCGACATACAGGAGCCGTCTGGCGGACACCCGGAATGGCACATTTTAGGCGACGCTCTAAAGGCCATCGAGGGGGGGCAAGTGACCACAATGGACGGACAGGTGCATGATGTGGGGCGATGGGATATGATTATCGCCTTTCCTCCGTGTACCAAAACGAGCAATGCCGGGGCAAGACACTTGTATAAAGGCGGCATGTTAAATCTTCGCCGCTACTATGAAGGGCTTTGCGGCAAAGCGTTGTTTTTGGCAATATGGGCAGCCGACTGTGACAAGGTTATAATTGAAAATCCGACACCAAGTAAAGTATTTGAGTATCCAGAACCGACGCAGGCAATTCAGCCATATCAATATGGACACGAGTTTACAAAAAAGACTTTGCTGTGGGAGCGCGGGGTAAAGCCTTTGATGCCGACAAATGTTGTAAAACCGACGGCGACATGGTGCCCAAGCGGCAGTTACAGCCACAAGCATGGCGAACAGCACAAGGGTATGTTTACCACGGATAGAGCAAAAAACAGGGCAAAAACATTTCCTGGAGTTGCCAAAGCAATGGCGGAGCAATGGGGCGGAGATGTGAGAGGAGGAATGACATGGTGAACGACGCTTTGTTTTCCAGCGACAAAAATTTCTGGGAAACGCCGCAAAAGCTGTTTGACGAGTTGGATGCGGAGTTCCACTTCACGCTGGATGCTGCCGCCAGTGATGGCAACCACAAGTGTGCGCGGTATTTCACGCAAAGCGATGATGGTTTGCGGCAAAATTGGGAGGGCGAAACGGTGTTTTGCAATCCGCCCTACGGGAGCAAGGAAACCGGACTGTGGACGGAAAAATGTTACCGCGAAGGACAGAAACCGGGGACAACGGTGGTTCTTCTGATCCCCGCCCGGACAGACCGTGCCAGTTTTCACGACTATATTCTGGGAAAGGCAGAGATCCGCTTCCTGCGTGGTAGGCTGAAATTTGAACTGGACGGAAAGCCGATGGGGACGGCACCGTTTCCCAGCATGATTGCCATTTGGCGAGGAGGAATGACATGACACGAGACGAGATCGTGACCGCGCTGCGGTGCTGTGCAAACCACACGGCTTGCAATTCGTGCGAGCTCAGGAATACAGGAGAGTGCCTGAGGATTATGCCTGCCGCCGCTGACCTGATCGAGAACCAGCAGCGGCACATCGAGGCACTGATGAAAGCCAACGACAGCCTGAAGGACGCCATTGCACGGCGGGATAAGCAGATAGAGGACATGAAGCAGGGCATGGCACAGCTGGCAAAGGCTGTGGCGGTGAAGGAGGAGCAGAGTGAACTGCACGCCATGAACAACGAGCTATGCCAATACTGCGGGAAGTACAAACAAGCACACGAGGGCGCCTGTGACGGGTGCAAATGGAGGGAAATGTGATGGATGCTGTGAAGTTTGTAAAGGAATATCTGCGTATGTGCGGCAAATTTTCTGGCTGTGAGGAATGTCCTGCATTTATGACTGACTTTTGCACGGTAAATGTGGAGGAGCAATCGCAGGAAACAGCGGGAGAAGTTGTGAGGGTCGTCGAGGAGTGGTCTGCTGCACACCCGTGCAAGACACGGCAGAGCGTGTTTTTGGAGCAGTATCCTCAGGCTGATATTGATAACACCGGGCTTTTGATCCTGTGCCCTAAGCGTATTTCTGCTGATATACGGGTTACCGCCGATTGTTTGCGCCAGGGGTGCTCCGATTGCCGCCGCGAGTTCTGGATGCAGGAGGTAGAGTGAAGGAACGACTGACAAAACGCGAAAATGGGCACGTGCATTACCCGAGATGCTTTGAAGAACCGTGCGGCGGCATGGGATGCCGCACTGAGGACTGTGAAGTTAAGGTCGAAATCCGCGAACGCCTTGCCGCTTACGAGGACACGGGGCTTGAGCCGGAGGAAGTCCTGCCGAAAGATAAGGCAGACGAGATCGCACTGAAGCTGATGCGTCTTGCTGATTTAGAAAGCCTTTGCAACTATACCCGCCTGCGGGAGCTGGCGGAGGCCGACAAGGATGGTCGCGTGGTGGTGCCGCCGTGCAAGGTGGGCGACAGGCTTTACGAAGTAACGGGTAGAAAAACGATCAGTGTGTATAAAGTTAAAGCCATCCGCGTGGAATTGTTCGGCTTGTTTATCGAGTGGGACATTGTAGAAGGGTTTGTTTGGCAATCGCTGTCAGGTATAAACGCCGGAGAAATCGGTAAGACCGTATTCCTCACCCGCGAGGAGGCGGAGAAAGCATTGGAGGCAACGATGAATACGTTTTGTCGGATTATTGCCCCGGATGTGGGGCGCGAATGGCCGGAGGGGCGGAGTGATGGGAGAGCACAAGCACAACCCCACGGCCACCGCCGCGAAGAACGGCGAACTGCCGCCGAAGAAGAAGCCGATGGGCACGGCGGAGAGCCGGGAGTGGGTGTACGCATGGATGCGGAAGCACACGCCGTTGGGCATTATGGAACAGGAGATAAGGAGGAATTGTGATGGCGGAATATATTAAAAGATCGGCAGTGTTTGAACAGTTCGACAATGCCGATGCGGATGTATGCGAAACAGACGACTTCGGTGGAGTTGACTATGGGTTTGGCATGAAGAACATCAAGGAACTCATAAATGCCATCCCTGCAGCCGATGTGGTAGAGGTGGTACGCTGTAAGGACTGCTATCAATCAGTGGTGATCGGAAATGTCCTGCACTGCACCTATTGGAGCAAGGACACGGACGAAAACGGATATTGCCACGAGGGAGGATAAGCCAATGGCTGAATACATTGATCGAGCAGCGGCAGTAAAATCTGTTTTGCGGATGCGTAGACCGGAGAACAGCGTGGCTCAAAATAGGATGCTATCGATTATCCAGATGGATATGTTGAAACTTCCCGCCGCTGATGTTGTCCCGGTAGTGCGGTGTAAGGACTGCAAATACAATGTCGGAACAAAAAAGTGCTTGAACCCGGACAGCTTTTTTGCGGTGCCGAAGGACGATGACTTCTGCTCCTACGGAGAGAGAAAGGAGGGTGCGGAGTAATGTTCTGCTGGATATTCACCCGCGCTGCACAAATGGAGGACCACGAATTTACAGACGATGTAGCATACTGCTTCTGCTGGACAAAGAAACAAGCTATTAAGAGGTTCGGCCAGCTGTATGACGATGTAAAGCCATTCGAGGTTGACAAGGTGGTGTTTGACCCATTCAGGCGGCTGCCGGTCGTGGTAACGGATTATTGAGGAGGTACGGAGCGATGGCTGAGATCACGCTGAAATACGCAGAGGGATATGAGGTATGCTGCCCGCTGTGCGGAACACCGAAGAGCCAAAGCCCGGTGCGCTGCCCGGATGCGCAGAAGCCGGTGGAGAGCTGGATAACGTGCAGCAAGTGCGGCACGTCGTACAAGCCGCCCATGTGGCAAGCGGCGGGAGGAGGAGTTAAAGACAATGGCTGATATATCTATTGAAGAACTTGGACCAGGTGTAATCCTTGAGGGCACAAATCCAGACAAAGAAAGATACAGATACAGCATACCGACATGGCCCCTGGTGATGGCGGACCGGGGTATAGAGGGCACGAACTTGAGATAGACGTATTCTATGGAGGCGGAGGCGGCGATGCAGAAAGGTGACACGATCAAGGCGCGGTTTCCTGTTCGCAAGGGCACGGTGGTGTATGTGCATCCGAAGGGGCGGTACATCGTGGCGGAGTGCGGCGGGGTGCGGGAGACGTTCTTCCCAGAGGATATTGTGCCTGGCCCTCCCCCAATGGTGTGCGAATTAAAAGACGCGCTTTTTACACTGACGGAGGTGGACAAGAAGATCATGACCGCATTGGGGAGGAGGTGCTGACATGAGCGAATTCCCGGAACGGCTGAGAAAGCTGCGGGAGAGAAAGAGACTGAAGCGGTATGTGCTGTCGGAGCGCTGCGGGCTGAACTCGGACGCCATACGCCGGTATGAGCTGGGGATGGCGAAGCCGACGATGGACGCGCTGAAGAGCATAGCGGATGAATTCGGCGTGTCGGTAGACTATCTGATGGGCAGGACGGACTATCCCTGCGTGGTAGATATTGCCGAAAAATAAATTTTGAAAATTCCACTTAAAAGTGGAAAAATTGGAAAAACGCACTTTATCATGGGAGATGCAGGGGCGAACTCTGCATCTCCATTCTTTTTCTTTTCCCCCTTCTTTACCTGATGGGCGGGGCTTCGGCTCCGCCCGGAGGGAGCAATATGCGGCATAGGTGCCCCGTAAGGGGAGACCACAGCGAGTGACGGGGACTTTACCTGAAGCGCTAAAGCAGGGCAGGACTGCAATGCCGCCCAAACAATGCGCTGGCAGACCGCTGTATGGGATGCGTCCCAAATAGTCTGCTTACTTCGAATAGGACTTCCCGCACCTCTTAGCAATGTGTCCCAGGGAAGACGTTATATTCAGGTGAGGCGAAAGCCGGGTACAGACGTGCCAATGACAAAGGCCAGTGGTGGGAGGCCGGTGCGTCAGAACAAAGCGAGGTGTGACATGGCTGCAAGGCTGACAGACCGGCAGAAAAAGAAAATACTGGCGGACTATGTGCAGACCAGCAACTATTGCGCCACCGCGAAAATCAACGGCGTTTCAGCGACCACGGTTAAAAACATTGTTCGGGCAAATGCCGACATTGTGGAAAAGTGCGAACAAAAAAAAGAAGAGAACACCGCCGATGTGATGGAATACATGAACGACCACAAAGACCTTGTGTGCTCGTTCATCGGCAAGGGGCTTGAAATGCTCAACGACCCGGAGAAACTGGCAGCGGCAAATCTCAGCCAAATCACAACGGCGATGGGAACGCTGATCGACAAGTGGGCGATGATCGGCGGGAGTCCTGCCGACACGGTGAGGGAAGACGCACTTAGTCAGAGCCTAAAGGAAATGGCAAAGGAGCTTGAGAGCGATGAGTAAAATGTCAATTAGGGTAATCTTTAAATGCGGTGCAGAATTTACGATTAAATGCGATAAATTCGCACTTGAGAAAACCGCACTTGGAGAAGTAACATCTTATGACATAAGCGGAATTGCAGAAAATAAACCTATTTATCTGGACTTTAACCAAGTTGCGGCGATTGTAAGGATTTGTTCTGACGAAAATGATTAGCCAAAAACAAAAGAAAATCCTTGCTTTCCCATATTCTAGCTATGATGCGCTAATCTGCGACGGCGCTGTGCGTTCCGGCAAAACCTCCATCATGATGTGGGCGTTTGTCCGCTGGGCGATGGAGAATTTCAGCGGTCAGCGTTTCGGCGTGTGTGGGCGTACGGTGGATAGCTGCACAAAGAACATCATCGTGCCGTTTATGGCGATGAGTTTTGCCAAAGAGCGCTATATCATTCGTTGGCGGCGTGGCGACAAGGTAATGGAAGTGCGGCGCGGCGCCGTGACGAATTATTTTGAGGTGTTCGGCGGCAAGGATGAGGCAAGCTATACGTTGATTCAAGGCCGCACGCTGGCGGGTGTGTTGCTGGACGAAGTGGTGCTGATGCCGCGCTCGTTTGTGGAACAGGCGCTTGCACGCTGCTCTGTGGACGGGGCAAAGCTGTGGTTCTCCTGTAACCCCGGCAGTCCGCATCACTGGTTTTATCAGGAGTGGATTAAGCGACACCGCGAACGGAACACGCTATATCTCCACTTCGAAATGACTGACAACCCCGGCTTGAGTGCAAGAACGCTCGAGCGTTACGCGAATATGTACGCCGGTATCTTTTATGATCGATATGTGCGCGGCTTGTGGGTAGCGGCGGAGGGCGTTGTCTACAAGGATTTTGCAAACGACACCGAAAAGTATTTGATCGATGATCCTTTAAAATGGGCAGAGGAACAGGAGACGAAATTCTCTGTTATTTCCATTGGCGTTGACTTTGGCGGCACGAAATCCGCAACGAAGTTTCAGGCGACCGGAATTACAAAAGATTATCGTGTGGTCGCGCTGGAAGAAGAATACATCAAAACCGAAGAGATTGACCCTGACGCGCTGAATCGGCGCTTTGCTACGTTCTGCCAAATGGTTACGGCAAAGTACGGATATAGCCAGACGCGGGCAGACAGCGCGGAAACGGTGCTGATTCGCGGGTTAGATCATACCGCGCAGAAAATGCACCTCGGGACGCAGGTAAAGAACGCAATGAAACTGCAAATCACAGATAGGATCAGGCTCGTGGTGCTGCTGATGAAGCAGGGGCGTTTTAAGGTTTCGCGCAACTGCCCCCATCTGATCGATGCGCTGCAAACTGCGATTTATGATCCTGATAAGTTTGAGGACGAGCGCCTTGACGATGGAACGTCCGATATTGATAGTTTGGACGCATTTGAATACAGCATAGAGCCTTATTACAAAGACCTGGAACGTGCCGGGCATATGATGGGACGGTGAAAGAGTGAATATTCGCAGAGCATTAAAGGAATTAGGCTTTGATACGGTCGATAGTAAGTTTTACTCGCTGATTGATGTATGGAAATCATGGTATGACGGCGATGTAAAAGACTTCCACAGTTATACGGTGTGGAATGGCATCGAAGAACTGGAATGCCATAGGTATTCCGTCAACATGGGCAAGAAAGTCTGCGAGGACTGGGCAAACCTGCTGATGAATGAGCGCGTGAATATCACGCTTGAGGGCAAGAAGGAGCAGGAATTTGTAGATGCGGTTCTTGCTGATAATAACTGGGAAGTAAAATCCAATGAATTGCAGGAGCGGAAATCCGCGGTTGGTACCGTTGCTTATGTTCCAATCATGGAGGATATGAGCGTTGACCCTGATACAGCAGAGATCGCTAACCCCGGAAGAATTCATATCAACTATGTAACCGCTGCAAACATCTACCCGCTGACGTGGGACAATGGCATTATTCGTGAGTGCGCTTTCGCATGGACAAAACGAGTTGATGATGCGGAATACACCTACATTCAGGTGCATCGGCTGAACGGCGGCGAATACGACATTGAAAACTACCTGTACGACGCGGAGGAAGTGCCGCTAACAAGTGTGCGGGGCTTTGAAGCAATCCCCCCTGTTGTCCGCACAGGAAGCGCCAAGCCGCAGTTTGTCATTGACCGCCTGAACATTGCGAACTCTGATGAAGATAACCCTATGGGCGTTGCAGTGTTCGCTTCCGCCATCGACCAGCTCAAAAGCGTTGATATTACATACGATAGTTATGTGAATGAGTTTGTGCTGGGGAAAAAGCGCATCGTGGTACAGCCGGAAGCAACCAAGGACATCAATGGTAGGCCAGTCTTTGATAAGCGCGAAACGGTTTACTACGTTCTACCGGAAGATCGCGCATCTGATGGAAACATTTTGCAGCAGGTCGATATGACGCTGCGCACAGCAGAGTTTAACACCGGTATGCAAGATATGCTCAATATATTGTCGAGCAAATGCGGATTTGGCGAGAATCATTACAAATTCGATCAGACAAGCATTGCCACGGCTACACAGGTCATTAGCGAAAACAGTACTATGTTCCGCACTATCAAGAAGCATGAAATTTTGCTCGAGCAAGCGATTACGGAGCTGTGTCGCATCCTGCTTCGATTGGGCAATCGCTACATGGACGCCGGACTTGATGAGGAAGTCGAAATCTCCATCGACTTTGATGATAGTATCATCGAGGACAAGGGGCAGGACTTCAACCGCGATATGCAGCTTCTCAGCGCTGGCATCATGAATGACTGGGAGTTCCGCATGAAGTGGATGAACGAGGACGAGGCGACCGCAAAGGCGGCGCTACCAAAGATGCAGGACATGACCACGGAGCAGCAACAGGAGGTGGAGTAATGGGCTATGGAGAAAACCCCGGTACTTTTTGGGTAAACATTGGCACAGATGAAAACCCTAATTGGGTAGTTTTGGGCCATGTAAGATGAGCAAGTATCCATTCCCCCCTGAACTGCTGGATGCCATGCCGGAAGAACTGGCGGAGCTGTACCGTGGTCTTGAGGACGCACTTCTGATGGAGATATGCTCCCGGCTCAAGCTGCGGGATGAGCTGAACGAAATTACGGTGCAGGACATCAAGGCGCTGCGGGCACATGGCATCGATCTGAAAGAGATTGAAAAGGCCATACGCCAGACCACCGGCATCAGCGAAAAAAAGCTGAATGAGCTGATAGACGATGTGGTGAAGCGCAACCAAAAGTATTACACCGAGGTCATAGACCTTGCCCGTGTAACACAGCCTGACGTGCTGGTGAATGCGACCACCATTGACGCAATCAGACGGCAGACGCAGGACGTGTTCCGCAACATCACCGCATCAATGGGCTTTTTGGTAGACGCGGGGCGCACAATGCTCCCCCCGGCAAAGGCTTACCAGTGGGCGTTAGACGCGGCTACGTTGAAAGTAGAAAGCGGGGCTATCTCTTATGGGCAAGCCATCAAAGACGCAGTTAGGCAGCTTGCAAGCGGTGGCCTGCGCGTGATTGACTATGAGAGCGGACACCGTGACCATGTAGACGTAGCTGCCCGCCGTGCAGTAATGACAGGTGTATCGCAGTTGTGCGGTAAGTACACGGAGCAAGCGGCGGAATATCTGGAAACGCCGTATTATGAAGTGTCTGCCCACGCCGGGGCGCGTGATGTACCAGGGCGGTCGCCGTGGGCATCGCACAAGGAGTGGCAAGGCAAAGTGTATTCCACCCGCAGCGGCGACATCTACCCGAATATCTACGAGGTGTGCGGGCTGGGGGCTGTGGATGGGCTGGAAGGAGTCAACTGCCGTCACCGCCGCAACGTTTGGGTTGAGGGCGTAAGTGAGCGCACCTACACCGATGAGCAGCTTTCCCACATTGATGATGGACTTGGCTGTACGTTTGATGGCAAGACCTATACGGCATACGAAGCCACGCAGGAGCAGCGCAAGGTGGAGCGAACCATACGCAAGCTAAAGCGCGAAAAGGCGGCGTACAGTGCCGCAGGGCTGACAGACGAAGAACAGGCAGTGAATATCAAACTGCGCCGCCTGAATGCAAAGTACAAGGCGTTCAGTAAGGCGGCGGGTCTGCCGGAGCAGCGGGAAAGGATGAAGGTGCTGTATGAGAATTAAAGCAAGAAGTTACGAAGGAATTGTGCTTGAACTTGACGGAGATGTGCGAGTGCTGCGTGATTACACCCGCGAGATTGTGCGCGTGATCAAGTATCAGGTTGTAATTCTGTGTGATGATGGCGCAAAAGTTGAGCTTACAGATGTAGCCCCAAAAGAAATTGAGGTAGTCAATGAACCGTGATGAAATTGTACAGGCTATCGAAGCCATTTTGAAGCGCGGCAACAACGCAGAAGTGCGGCGAAAAGGCGACGGTGTTATCGTGCTGGAAGTCCAAAAGAAAATCAAATATCAATCCTCGGTGTAATCGGGCACCGGGAAGGGCAATAGGAGCCAACTACCGAGTTTTCCTCGGTGGTTGGCTCTTTTGTTTTAAGTAAAACCCGCGAAGCACAGCGGTTTTTATACAACGTTCGCCCCCGAAGAATTGGGGCCAAAGAAAAGGAGAACGAATAACATGGCGAAATTTACGAGAGCGGAAATCAGAAATATTCTCGGCGACGCTTGCACAGAAGAGATCGAAAATCGCTTGGTTGCGCTGCATCTGGGCGTGGTCGACCCCCTCAAGGACGATCTCACGAAGTACAAGGCGGACGCGGAGAAGCTGCCAAGCGTCCAGAAGCAGTTGGACGACCTCAAGGCGGCAGGTGACGGCGGTTATAAGGAGAAGTACGAGAAGGAACACTCGGCTTTTGAAGCCTTTAAGACCGACATCACAGAAAAGGAAAGCAAGGCGGCAAAGGAAAAGGCTGTCCGTGCTTACTTTGAGAGCAAAAACATCACCGGCGCGAATCTCGACCTTGCTATGCGAGGCTGCGGCGAGGAAATGGCCGCATTGGAGCTGGACGGGGAAAAAATCAAGGACACCAAGTCTCTTGATGCACTCGTAGACGGCACTTACAAGGGGCTTGTCTCCAAGCAGACCGTTCGCGTCGACACTGGTGCGCGCTTTAACGGTGGCGGGAAGCCGATGACAAAGGACGAGATCATGCAAATCACTGACAGAGCGGAGCGGCGCGCTGCAATCGCCGCAAATATGGATTTGTTTAGAAAGGAAGAATAAAAATGGCTGCTGATCCTAAGCTCATTAAGAAAGCTGACCTCGCGCGTGTGCGCGAAATCGAATTTACCGAAATGTTTGGCTATTCCATCAAGAAGCTGATGGAGGCTCTGGGCGTTACCCGAAAGATTTCCAAGCAGGCGGGCACTGTGCTCAAGAGCTACAAGGCCACTGGCACGCTGGAGAGCGGCGCTGTTGCTGAGGGTGAGACCATTCCCCTCAGCAAGTACAAGACCGAAGCCGTGAACTACAAGGAGATTACGCTCAAGAAGTGGCGCAAGGCCACCTCCGCCGAAGCAATCACCGATCGCGGCTACGATCAGGCGGTAGAAATAACCACCGACGAAATGCTCAAGGACGTCCAGAAGGGTATTCGTAAAGACTTTTTCGACTTCCTCGCAACCGGCACGGGCACGGCGTCCGGCGCGACCTTCCAGGCGACCTTGGCTCAGGCATGGGGCCAGCTGCAGGTGCTGTTTGAAGATGACGAAATCGGTGCGGTGTATTTCCTGAACCCGCTGGATGTTGCTGACTACATCGCAAGCGCAAACATTACCTTGCAGACCGCGTTCGGGATGACTTACGTTGAGAACTTCCTCGGCCTTGGCACCGTGATTCTCAATTCCAGCGTTCCCAAGGGCAAGATTTACGCCACCGCCAAGGACAACATTGTCCTGTACTACATTCCTGTGAACGGCGCTGATCTTGGCGAGGTGTTCGATTTCACCACCGATGCCACCGGCTATATCGGTATCCATGAGGAGCCCGATTACACCAACATGACCGCATCTGACACCGTTATCAACGGCATGGCTCTTTTCGCTGAGCGTATCGACGGTGTGGTGGTCGGCTCCATCACTCCGGCGGTGGGGGGCTAACTGAACTGCTGAATAAGCCTGACCCTGACATCACCGTTTTCACCGACATGACAAAAGCACAAATGCTTAAGTATGCCGATGAAAACGGGGTGGAAGGGGTCAGCAGTTCGATGAAAAAGGCTGAAATTCTCGCAGTTTTGGAAGGAGCTGGCTCACATGACATACGCTGATTACGATTATTACTCCGGGACCTATTTGGGCACCGTGAGCGAGGAGGATTTTCCGCGTCTGGCTGTACGAGCCAGCTCCTTCCTCGATTACTACACGCAGAACCGGGCAAAAGATAACGCTGATATGGACGCGGTAAAAATGTGCTGCTGTGCACTTGTGGACAAGTATCAGCTGATCGAAGCCGCGCAGCAGCTTGCCGCAACCAAACTGACGAACGCGGCGACCGGCGATGACGTGAAAAGCGAAACGGTAGGCGGGTACTCCCGGACGCTGGCCAGCGGCGGAGAAGCTGCCGCATCCGCACTAAGCGCTACGGACGGTGCGAAGAAACTGCTGGCGGCGACCTGTAACGAGTATCTGGCGCATACCGGGCTTTTGTATCGGGGAGGGGGGTGCTGTGGTTGTACGCGCCCCACACTATAACGGTATACAACGCCGTGCAGGAGACTGACCCGGCGACTTTTGAGGAAATCACAAAGCTGTATGTGACCATCCTGCGCGGGGTTATGCTGCAAGCCAGCAAGGCTGTCAACGTGCGTGAAAGCGGACTTGAGAGCGCGGACGCGGTAAACCTGTACATTCCGTTTTCCGTGGAAGCGGTGGACGGAACGACAGGTAAAGCCAAAACTTACGCGCCCCCGCAGGCGTTTCTTGCGGCGGCGGACAAGTCCGAGCTTTGGACGCTGTCTGTGAACGGTAACGGCGGGTTGACGTTCTTTGTGAAAGGCGAGTTTGTCACAGACAAAGAGGACGTGGCTATGGCACAGGACGGCTGCTACAACGTGACCAAAGTGGACGAGAAAGATTTTGGCAGCGCGGATATGCAGCATTGGGAAGTCGGAGGGGCATAATATGTCGCTCAAGTTCTCTGTTGACGTGTCCGGCATGGACGAGGTAAAGCGGCAGCTTGCAAGGGCCTGTGGCCGCGCTGAAAGCGTTTTGGCGCAACAGGTGATGAAAGACACCATCCCCTTTGTGCCTGCGCTTACAGGCTCTCTGACGCAGAGAACGCGGGTGGTAGGCAACGAGGTCATTTACCCCGGCCCATACGCCCGGTTTCTGTACTATGGAAAAGTGATGGTAGACCCGGCGACCGGCAGCACATACGCCCCAAAGGGCGGGCACAAGGTGGTCACAGACCGAAATCTTGTATTTAACACAACAATGCATCCGCAGGCACAGGCGCATTGGTTTGATGCTTCCAAAGCGCAGAACATGGAGAAGTGGGTGCGGGTGGCAGATAAGGCGGTGAAGAAATTTGGAAAAGATTAAAAAGGCCGTGTCAGCGGCGGAAGAGGATCAAGTATCGCGCAAGCTGCTTGTGTGGCTGAACACATACCCGGAGTTGCCAGTCGACCTTATTCGCTTTGAGTTTCTTCCCGCCGACACTTCCGCTATGGCGATGTCGACCATTCAGGCGGCTTACATCGTGCGGAAGTATATCACCGGCGGTTATGTGGCGGAGTATCAGTTCAAGATAATCTACCGAGTGAAGCCGGGGAACAGCAACGACAAACGGCTCAAGGCTGACGAACTGTTGAACGCTATCGGAGATTGGGCAAATGGTCAGAAGCCCGACATCGGAGATGACAAGCGCGTTATCAGCATGGAGCCGACCACGCGATCTTCCCTGTTTGCCATGTATGAAAACGGGGACGAAGATCACCAAATCCTTATGAAACTGAATTACGAGGTGAATGTATAATGGCAGATTTGGAATTCAACACCACAGTGGGCCAGACCATTGACCGCGAACTGCTCATTGCGTACCTGAACACCGGCACCACTTCCGCCCCTGTGTGGAGCGCTATCGGTAAGCGCGTTGAGGACAGCAGCGAGGAAATGGACTGGAGCACCGACACCAAGCAGGACATTCTGGGCCACTCCTTTACGACCATGAAAAAGCCTACCATCACGCAGACCTTTGATCCCATCCCCTTGGATGCGGGCGACGCTGCGGCGGTGAAGATGTGGAACCTGGCCGTCAAAGACCAGGATGCCCAGGCGCTGGCAAATCAGGACATGATGATTGGTCACTTCTACGCCACCAGCGGCGAGGCGATGTTTGCGGAGCGCTACGACGCTTGCGCTATTGCCATCACCAGCATCGGCGGCGAGGGCGGCGGCCCTCTGAATATCACCAGCGAGATCACCTACGGCGGCACCCGCACTGTGGGCACTGTGAAGAAGGGCAGCGGCGGCGCTATTGAGTTTACTGCGGCCTAAATAAAGGGGCGGGCAACCGCCCCTGTTTTGGAGGGAACACATGAAGGAATTGACAATCACCACCGGCGTACAGGAATACCACCTGAATGACAAATGCACGGTGGTTTTTAATCCCAGCGATCCGGCGTTTGCAGACAAGCTGTACACGGCGTTTGACGCGCTGAAAAAGAAGCAGGATGCGCGGGACGATAACGTAGAAAAAATGAGCGCCCGCGAAATGTTTGACTGGCTCCGAAATATGGACGCCGAAATGCGTGAGACTATTGACGGGGTGTTTGAGCAGCCGGTGTGTGAACCGCTGTTTGGCAACGTGAGCGTTTACGCTATCGCGGACGGTGCTCCGCTGTGGATGAACTTGATGGTTGCCATCATGGACGAGCTGGACGAGGGGATTAAGCGGGAAAAGGCTTTTCACAGTGAGAAGCTTGCAAAGTATACGGCCAAGTACCACAGATGATGTACGACCTTCCGACGAGCCTTGAGGTGTGTGGAACGGAATACCAAATAGAAACGGATTTCCGCGTGATACTGGACATATTCTCGGTGCTGTCTGCTGTTGAACTAACAAGCGAAGAAAAGTGCATCGGCGTGTTGGGAATGTTTTACTCCGGTTTTTTTGCTATGCCTTGGGAGCACACGGAAGAAGCGATAAACCAGTGCTTTTGGTTTATCAACGGCGGAAATAAGGAAGCGCAAAAAAAATCAACCAAGTTGATGGACTGGGAACAGGATTTTCGACTGCTCATCGCCCCCATCAACCGCATAGCGGGGCAGGAAGTGCGGGCGTTGCCGTATCTGCATTGGTGGACGTTTCTTTCGTACTACGGAGAAATCGGGGATTGCTACTTTGCCCAAATCGTGAGGATCCGAGACTTAAAAGCAAAGGGCAAACTGAAAGACAAAGCCGACAAGGAGTTTTACCGCAGAAACCGCGACGCTATCGACATCAAGCGGAGGTACTCGAAAACTGAGGAAGAAATCATTAAAGGCTGGACGTAAAAAAGCCGCCCCGGAGGGCGGCTGCGTAGCGGTCATTGATTTGCAATAAATGTAATGTCGTTTCCAGACCAAAAATCCGGGGTAAATCTGATTTCAAGCGTTTTCCAATCTGCTGGGACTTCGTAGCCTATTACGCCGGACATCTTTTTCCCTGATGCAACAGTACCGTCCAGCTGACCTTTGTCTGCGGCCAACGTTCCGGTCATGCTCATGTTTGTGGAGTAGTCATCGACATACGCTTCAAAGGACATTATAGAGCTTATGGAAATATCTTTGCTGGATTTGTTCTCAATGGAAAATTCACAAAATAGAAACACGTTTCCGCTGTCTGGTGTGTAAAAACCTTCTCCGCTTGATTGGGTGCAAGACACAAATGTGACTTCAATGTCTTTAAGGGAGACAACGTCACCAACTGCAAATTCCGTTTTCTGCGGAGCAGTTAATCCGTTTCCGCCTTTTGCGTCTGTATCCCCCACCTTTTCTGGGGAATTCCCACCAAGCGCAGTGCCAATAATGCCGATAGCAATAAACACAGCTATAACGATCAGCACAACCGGTTTTTTCTGTTTGGCTCCACAAGCGGGACAGACTTTCGCGGATTTTGCAATATCTGCGCCACAGGTCTTGCACTTAGTCATTTTATCCATTTTCTTCCGCCCTCCAAGAAGTTTTTTGTGGTTTGTTTATAGTACCACATAAATACCATAAAAGCAAGTAGGTGATTGTATGGCAAACGCGGATGGCTCCGTTATCATTAAGGCCGACATTGACGATAAGCAGGCGCAGAAAGAACTCAATGCGCTGGAAAAGAAAATAGAAGCGCTGCAGGAAAAGCTCACCAACAAAAAATCCGCGCGAGATACTTTGTTTAATCAGGCCAACAATTTGGGCGCACAGCTTGACGAAGCAAAGGCAAAACTGGCGCAGATGAAGGGCGGCGGCGAGTTCTTCACCAGTGATGCTATCAAGCAGCAGGAAGCCGCTGTAGCGTCTATGGAAAAAGAATGGAACGCCATGAATGACAAACTGGACAAGCAGAACGCCGCTATCCGCGAGGGCGAAGCGGAGCTTGACCGAATGAAAGCAAAGGCCGGTGAGTTAAGTAAGCAGCTTGGCAATACCGGCAAGAACGCAGGAAAGATACAAGAAGGGTTAGACAAGGCATCCCAGGGCATGGAGGCGTTTACAAAGCGCGTAAAAATGTTGGCAAAGCGGGCGCTGGTGTTTACCATCATTGCCCGTGCGTTGGCGGCACTCCGGGATTGGCTGGCGGACGTGGTGGCCGTAAACGGTGAGGCGCGTGACGCTATCGCGCAGCTAAAGGGCGCACTGCTGACGCTGGCACAGCCGCTTGTGCAGATTATCATCCCGGCGTTTACTGCGCTGGTTAAGGTACTGGCTACGGTGGTTTCGTTTATCGCGAATATTGTATCCGCACTATTTGGAACAACGGCAAAAGAAAGCGCCAATGCGGCAAAATCCCTGAATGACCAGAAGAACGCATATAAAGGCGTGGGCGGCGCGGCAAAATCTGCAAGTAAACAGCTTGCGTCGTTTGATGAGATCAACAAGTTAAGCGGCGAAGGTGGCGGCGGATCCGGCATTATTCTACCGGATTTCAGCACGGCGGCAAATTTCGCATTTCTTGATAAAATCGCGGACAAGCTCAAGAAGATTGGGCAGGACATTGTAAACCTGTTTAAGGATGTCGCCGGGTTTATCGGCAACGTATTCTCCGGCGATTGGGACGCAGCGCTGGACAACATCATCAACTTTGTAAACCACGCCCGTATTTTGCTGGCCGATTTGCTGGACTTTGTGGGGTATATCTTTGGAGCAATCATAGACACCATAATAGAAAAGTGCGGCCTTGCCGGTACTCCGGTAGGAGATATGTTGACTGGTATCAAGGACATTGTGCAGGGCGCACTGGGGCTTATTTCCGGCATACTGACAGGCGACTTGGAAAAAATGAAACAGTCGGTTATCCAAATGCTTACCGGCGTGAAAACCTTTGTGTTTGGCATTCTGGACTGGTTCAAACTTGGGCTGACAAGTCTGCTGGACTGGCTGGACGAAAAGACAAACGGACGGTTCCACGAAATCATCGAACTGGCGAAAACCTATGTCAGCGATGTTATCGATGGTGTCAAACAAATCTTCGGTGGCTTTATTGAGTTTCTGACCGGCGTGTTTACGCTGGACTGGAAAAAAGCGTGGGAAGGTATCAAAGAAATTTTCCGGGGTATCTGGAATACCATCGTCGGCGTTTTTGAGGCGGCTGTAAACCTCATCATCAAAGGTATCAACTGGCTTATTGACCAATTGAACAAGATACACTTTGAGATACCGGATTGGGTGCCGGGTATCGGCGGTAAGTCCTTCGGCATCAATATTTCCCATGTAAACGAGCTTAAAATCCCGCGTTTGGCACAGGGCGCGGTCATCCCTCCGAACCGGGAGTTTATGGCAGTGCTTGGCGATCAGAAATCCGGGACGAACATTGAAACGCCCCTTGCTACGATGGTGCAGGCATTCAAACAAGCGCTTGTGGAAAGCGGCTATGGCGGCAGCAATGAAGCCGTGTTGGTGCTGGACAAGGACGTGCTGGGCAAGGTCGTGTACCGGCTGAACAAGGCGGAGGGTACGCGCATCGGCGTTAATCTGTCGGAGGTGCAGGGATGAACTACATCAAACTGAACGGCATCTCTTTTGATGCCGATGTGGCGATATCCAAGTACAATCGAAACTTTAACGTGCTGGACGGCGAGAACGCAGGGCGCGTAATGACGGGACGCATGGTGCGTGACATCATCGGGACATACCTTGGTCACAAGCTGACGGTTTTTCGGCGCGGCGACAACTACAAGGGACTTGACGATTTCTGGGACTACCTGTACAAACACAGCGTGGATGACTCCGTTATGCTGGAAGCGGCAGACGGCCAGACCACTATTGCGTATGAAGCGTATTACACCAGCGCGTCGCAGGACTTGGAGAAGGGCGATGGGGGCGTGAACTATTGGGGCGAGATCGAGGTGAACTTCGTCCCGATGGACGCGCAGCTCCGCCCCTAAGAGGTGGCCTATGTCGAAAACGACTATTCTGTACAAGGACATAGCCCCTGGTGCGGCGGATGACGCGACTGTGACCGCCACCGGCGGCACAGGAGACCTCACCCAAATTCCGCACGGCGCGGCTCCTGGTAAGCTTATTACGCTGGAACGGAGCCGCTGGGTGCTGGACGGCACCTTTGATAACATGTACGCGGAGGACAAGGTAGGCTTTTGGTCTACGGAGGTTTCCGGGGACAGCGGAGAGTTTACCACCCCGCCCAAAATCACCATGACGTTTACACAGCAGTATTCCAGCATGGGCATCCAGCTCACCTTTGACGAGGACACAGGAGAGTATTGCAGCGAGGTAGAAATTTCGTGGTATCAGGGCGCGGTGCTACGGCGGGCGCAGTCGTTCCAGCCTGACAACGCGGTGTACTTCTGCGATTGCCGGGTAGAGAGCTTTGACAAGGTGGAAGTCACGCTGAAAAAAACAGTAGTCCCCCATCGGCGGGCGCGTGTTAATGAAATCGTGCTGGGCGTGGTGCGTAAATTCGGGATGAACGAAATACGCAACGCATCAATCGTAAACCAGGCGAACGAAGCCGCCGTAGAGCTGCCAGTGTCCACGCTAAACTGGACGCTGGACAGCCTGAAAGACGTGGACTACCTGTTCCAGCTGAAACAGCCGGTGGAGGTGTGGAACGACAACCGGCATCTGGGGACATACTACATTAACAACTCGTCACGCACGTCCGCAAACGTGTATGTGATAGAGTGCCAGGACGCGCTTGGAGTGCTTGAATACACGCCGTTCAGCGGAGGCGCATACCTTGATGGGGTGAGTGCAAAAACGCTCTTAGAAACGCTTGCAAAGCCCTTTGAGGTTGAGTATGCGAGCGATGTGGAAGACACAACACTGGCAGGCGTACTTGTTAAGGGCACCAACCGAAGCGCTATCCAGCAGGTCATATTTGCATGGGGCGTCTGTCTGGCAACAGACGGCGGGAACAAGCTTCGGGTGTTCAACCAGCCCACAAAGCCTATTCTTATCCCACGCGGGCGGACGTTCGTCGGATCTTCCGTTGCAACCGGCGCGGTGGTCACAAAAGTAAACGTGACGGCGCATAGCTATGTAGAAGCCAGCAACGGCAACGTGACCATCAATGGGGTTAAGTACAAAGACACCCGGACTGTGTACAGTGCCATCAACCCCAACGTGACCGCATCCGACCGGGAGAACGTAAAGGAAGTCACGGCGGCAACTCTTGTATCTGATGAAATTGGACAGGCGGTGGCGGACCGGCTGTACAAGTATTATTCGCTGCGTGACACGAACACGGCGACCGTGGTATACGGTGGCGAGAAGCTGGGCGACTGCGTGAGCATTTACACGCCGTGGGGACTGCTGACCACAGGCAATCTTCACAAGATGGAGATAAAACTGTCCAACACGGTGGTGTACAACGCGGAAGTCACAGGCGCGTGGATCATCAGCCCGTACTTCTATTACAGCAACGACCTGTTTTCCGGGGAGGTGTAACCGATGGCGCTTGACGATCTGGGCCTTATCACAAACCGAACACAGGCGGACGTGGATGCGGTCATTGCCGCGCTCAGTGAAATAGAAGCTGGGCGCGGCACCCCGGCGGACGTGCTTCTCCTGAGTGACAACAAGGGATCGTACAACTACACTGACCTGAACCGCGTTGCGGGAGCTGTGCTGTATGTGGCGGAGGAGTTAGCGGCCAGCGGGTACAGCGTGACGGTTACGGCAAAGCAAGGGTGGACGGAAACGGACATTCCCACGCAGGCGGACATTGACCAGTACCTCGCGGACATTGCAGAAATACGCAGTGCGCTGCCTGTGCCAGCCGATGCCCCGGAGGTGCCGACAATGCCGCTGGACTATCGAAAGGCCAACGACATTGAAAGCATCCTCATACTGGTAGACAAGCTTGTGCAGAACATAGCCAAGTCGTGGTTTTACTCGGGAGACTTGTACTCCAACGAAATCAAATAATAAACGTTACTCCCGGCCAATCGGGGCGCGGGAAAGGGCAATAGGAGCCGACTATGGGAACGTAGTCGGCTCCATCTTTTTTGGAAAGGAGCAGATATGCAGGACAGAATTTCCCTTTATCCTGGCCGCGTCAAGCTCACGCCTGTTTCCGGGCAGGACAACGTGTACGACATGACCCGGCAGGACAACCCCACCACGGAGGGCACACCGCTGAACAAGTCCACGCTGCTGACGGACGAGGTGGCGGAAACGCTTGGGCTTGACCCGGCAACGGCTACGCCCTCTCAGGCCATCAACGCCGTGGCGGGCAAGGCAACGGACAAGAAGCTATCGCTGACGCTGGCGGCGGCAAACTGGACAGGGAGCGCAAGCCCCTACACCCAGGGTGTGACCATCACAGGCGGAACGGCCACCAGTCAGGCGGACATTCAGGCAGACGCAACGGCGATACAGCAGATGCTGGACGACGGCACCAACGCTATCTATATCGCCAACAACAACGGGACATTCACCGCCTACGCTGTGGGAGAGAAGCCCACCGCTGACCTGATCGTTCAGGTGACGGTGTACGACGTGAAGGAGGTAAGCTAACGATGGTTATTATCGGTAGGTCGCAAATCGCGGGGGGGGGTACTGCTAAACGGTTAGAGTTTGAGTACACCGGAACGTACAACGAACGTCTTGATGACGGGGTTGTGGAGCTTCTGACAAGTGGTGTGCTGAAAGTCACGAAGGACACGTACATTGACGCCTTTTTGGTAGGAGGCGGAGGTGCTGGAAATGGAAGCAGCAACGGATTTAATTCGACGTGGGCTGGAGGCGGAGGTGGAGCTGGCGGCTTTACAAAGACCATCACAAAAGCGCTGCTTCAAGCAAATGTCGAGTATTCCGTTGTAATTGGCGCAGGTGGGATTGCTCTGGCTGGCAAAGCAGCCTATGGAAAAGTAGGCCCTGCTGGAGGTAATACAGTTGCTTTTGGCTATACGGCAGAGGGCGGAAAATCTGCGTCTGGTCCAATAAACGGCGGCAACGGAGGCTCTGGCGGAGGCGTAGGCGGTTCAAAAAGTACGGAGTTGGGTGTGAACCCTGGCGACGGAGCCAGTGACGGAAATGACGCGCTTACCATCAATTCAAAGGTCGGTGGAACTGGGCAGGGCACCACGACCCGTGAGTTTGGCGAAATCACCGGGAAACTTTATGCCGGTGGCGGAGCTGGCGGTGCGAGTTCGGCAACTACAACCTATGCGTCCGGTGGCGAAGGTGGTGGAGCAAAGCAGCAGACTTCTGCCCAGGACAATACCGGGGGAGGCGGAGGCGGAAGCGGGTCAGCGAAAGTCGTGTCGGGGGATTACGTGTCTTACCCCGGCTCTGGTGGCTCGGGCATCATCTGTATGCGCGTACACAAAGAATAAACACGGCCTCCGTTTCGGAGGTCGGGAACGGAGGTTTATATGGCAAGTATATGTGGTTCTCCTGTTTGTGCCGGTGGTAAGCCGAAGCTGAAATTTACCTACACAGGGGACTACGTGGTGAGAGATGACGGTGTGGTGGAACTGCACAGCAGCGGAACGCTGGTGTTTATCGATCCTGCGGTGATTGACGTGTTTATGGTTGGTGGCGGTGGTTGTGGTGGGGCCTGCGAAGCGACAAGCGGTTCTTCCTATTACTCGGCTAATGGTGGAGGCGGCGGCGGTTACACGCGAACTGTCAAGCGAGTTGCTTGTCAGGGAAGTTATCAGATAACCATCGGTGACGGCTCTACTGCTCCAAACGTGGACGGCGGTTCTTCTAGCTGGGGAACAGACCTGACCGTGTCTGGAGGTAAAAGTGCAAGAAAAACTAGTGCTGCACCTACAAGTAGTGCCAGCCCTGGTTGGGCTGGTGGTAGTGGTGGCGGCGGTGGTGTCATTTCCAATAGTGATTACGGAACCGGCGGCTCTGACGGCTCTGATGGCGAAAAAGGGTTTTACGGAACTTCTGTAGGTGGCGGTGCTGGACAGGGGTTTACCACCAGAGAATTTGGAGAAGCGACTGGTAAATTGTACTCTGGTGGTGGCGGTGGTGGCCGCGCTATGATGAGTACAACTCCTATTGTAAGTGCTGGTGGTAGCGGCGGTGGCGGCGCTGGCGGTTTCAGGTGGGATACTAATGTTACCCAAGTTGCTGGTGCGGGCGGCGCTAATACTGGTGGCGGAGGCGGAGGCGCTGTTGGGTCTTACTGGTCCGGTATGCAAGGGGGTTCCGGCGGTTCCGGTATCGTGTGTTTCCGTGACGCGCAGGAGTTGCCGGAGTTGGCTGGGACGTGGGTGCTGAATGAGAGGTTGTATAAGTCGGAAAATACTATCATAGAAAACATAAATTACACCCTCGGCGATACAGCGTGTAACGGCTTTCAAATTAACAACGATTATGTTATGACCCGTGTGACTGGGCAATCTGGGTATTCCTATATTTACAGATTTGATCAAAATAGGTGGGTTATTGGCAATCGTAGTATAACAATCACTTCCGCAACCGCTTCCGACGAGTTCCGCGCATGGCTGGCGAGTAACGCGACAAAACAAGCGTAAGGAGGTGCTGGCATGGCTATTACAGGAAAACCCATCGCAATGGGCATCAGCGGGGGTACGGTGTACTTCCCGGTCAGCTACACGGCGAGGCACAGCATGAGGGATGACGGGAGTGTGGTGCTGCTGGAAAGCGGACAGGCGACCTTTGACAAGCCCACGGCGGCAACAGTGACCACAGCAGACGGCAAGAGTGCCGCGGCGGTGCTGGATGGCACCTACGACGTGGCGATAGGCAGCGAGGGCGGCGCGACCTCTTTCGGTGACATCGTAAGCGGAGAGGGGCCTGTAACGCTGACAAAAGGAGCGTGAGATATGAGATACGCATTGGTTGAAAACGGCACAGTGACCAACATCATCGAAATGGACAAGCGGAACGAGCAGTTCTTCCCCTCCGCCGTGTACACCGGTGACAGGCCGGTGGGCATGGGGGACACGTACACGGAGGGCAAGTTCTACCGTGACGGCAAAGAGGTGCTGACGGCACTGGAGGAGGCCAACAACGAGATAGACAGCCTGACGCAGCAGCTGGGCGAGGCTGTGGAAACCATCTATCAGGCGGATATGAACACTATCGGGTAAGAAAGGAGAACGACTATGTACAACATTATGACGAAGCTTATCAACAAGCGGTTCTACAAGACCCGTGAGGAGGCACAGCAGAAGTGCGACGTGTTTTTCGCCGTGGGGCGCATCACGGACGAGCAGTACACGGAGCTGTGTGCGCTGATCGAAAGCGTGTACGCAGAATAAGGGGCGGGGAGAATTACTCCCCCCGCTGGATGTAGGCTTCCTCGGCATCGAGCTGTGCCTGTTTGAGCGCGGCGACGGCCTTTTCAAGCTGGGCAATGGCGTCGGTGACGGCGTTGAACAGGGTGAAATACTCGGGCATGGGAACACCTCCTTTCTGCAAGCAGGATAGCACAGGTGGCGTGTCAGAAACGGTCGAAGGGTGTCGAGGGGCAAAAATAATTTGAGAGGAGAACGCGGCGAATGGAACCGTGGGTACAGGGAGTGCTTTTGCCCATCGTGTTGGCTATGCTGGCAAGTAACGGGCTGTGGGCGCTGATAGGGAAGCGGCGGGAAAAGAACAATGTGGAGCGAAAGATGCTGGTGGGTCTGGCGCATGACCGCATCATCCATCTGGGCATGGTGTACGTGACGAGAGGGTACGTCACGCAGGACGAGTACGAAAACCTCAATGACTATCTGTATCAGCCGTATGAAAAGATGGGCGGTAACGGCAGTGCAAAACGGGTCATGGAGGAAGTAAGGAAGCTGCCCATCAAGCGAGAGGCGTAAAGCCGGAAAGGAAGAATTATGAAACTGAGCAATCGTATGTATGACATCATCAAGTGGTGCGTTATCATCGTGCTGCCCGCTATTGCGGCGCTGTACTCCGGTTTGGCCGGTATCTGGGGCTGGCCGTATGCGGAGCAGATCGTGAGCACCATCTCCTGCATCACCGTTTTCCTCGGTGCTGTGCTGGGCATTTCCAGCGCCAGCTATAAGAAGGAGAAGGACCTGGGGGAAGCAGCATGAACGGCGCCAGTAAGGTCATCAAGATAGCCCGGGAGGAGCTGGGCTATCTTGAGAAGGCTTCCAACGACACGCCGGAGACACACTATCTCGACAGCAAGACCGCCAACGCCGGGGACAAGAACTTCACGAAGTACGCACGGGACATTGACGCCATCCCCCATTTCTATAACGGGAAAAAGCAGGGATACCCGTGGTGCACCACGTTCGTGGCGTGGGTGAACGTGCAGGCGTTCGGCGTAGCAGAGGCGAAGCGGCTGCAGAACCTGCCGGACGACAGTCTGGGCGCGGGCGTGTACTACCTGAAGCGGTACTTCAAGGCAGCGGGACAGCTGGGCAGCACCCCCAAGGTGGGGGCACAGGTATTCTTTGGCGACGATCACACGGGCATCGTGACGGAGATCGTGGGCAAGGGCTTCCGCACTATCGAGGGCAACACCAGCCCGCAGAGCGGCGTGGTGATCAACGGCGGCGGCGTGTACGAGAAGGAGTACGCCAGCGTGAAGTCCTCGTACACCTTCGGCTACCCGGATTATCAGGAAAGCGACGAGGACGCGCCTGCGGAGAAGCCGAAGATCTATCTGTCCCCGGCGTACCACCAGGCCAACCAGTGCTGCTATAAGCGTCCCGATGGCCAGCAGTGCTATGAAACCCTCGAGAACAACGAGTTTCTGGACATTTTGCAGCCCATGTTGGAGCGTTGCGGCTTTGACATCATGCGCGGCCCACGCCGGACGCCCATGAGCGACGAGTATGGCCCGGACTATATGTACCGCGCCATCAAGGAGAGCAACAAGTGGGGCGCAAAGGTGCACTATGTGTCCCACACCAACGGCAGCACCAACGGCCCCACCGGGTACGGCACGGTAAAGGGATTTTTGTCCATGTACCACCCCAGCAGCGCCAACGGGAAGAAGCTGGCGGAGCTGATGGTGAAGTACCGCAAGGCCATATACCCCCACGGCTGCCGGACCGCGACGCGGAGCGACCTGCACGAGCTGGACGACACGAATGCCTACGCCGTGTACCAGGAGCACGTGTACCACGACAACCCGGAGGACGCGGCGTGGTTCCATGAGCACATGGAGGATTGCGCCGTGGCGGACTGCAAGGCGCTGTGCGAGTTCTGCGGGCTGGAATATGTGGAGCCGGAGAAGCCGCAGGAGCCGGAACAGCCGGAGACACCGGAACAGCCGGCCGTGACCGAAACGTACACCGTGAAGGTGACGCGGAGCGCAGACGGGAAAAGCGGAACGTGGAAGATCGTGAAGTAAAACAAATCTGCTGGGCGGGAAAGAGCTACGACAAGCCGCCTCTTTCCCCGGCGTAAAGTCCCGCAAGCTCACGGCTAAAACCGTGTTATGGACAGCTACCACAAGCAGATACGGCGCAGGTTGCAGAGCATGGCACCAAAGCGGGCTATTGCGTATGTGATGAGCGCCCAGCTACCGCCTGACGAAGCGGTGTGCGTTATTGAATGTGACGTGAAGCGGAAAAGCTATTGTGAAACGGCGTTACTGCTGAATGTTTCCCCGGAAACGGTAAAGCGGTGCCGCAGGAGAGCATATCGGAAATTTGCAGACGAAGAAAGAAGCCACACCTGAAAAGGTGCGGCTTCTTTGTTTGCGCCCGGTAGGGGGGGAACCGGGCATATGAAAAGGGAAAGATGCCCGCCGGGAGTATTCCGGAGTGGCTGATTTTATTATACATCGTTTCTGCGGTATTGTACAAGTAAATATTTCGCAAATTAACAGCCTTTTTCTGACCTTTAACTGCCCCTTTGCGGGGGCAGTTTTTTGTTACGCTTATTGCAAGAAACGGAGGTGCTTGCATGGTCGAAAAGTTGGTGTCGTTGGGATTTACCCAGCAGATGGCGGAGGACATCATTTGGGCGTATCAGGATGACCTCCCGGGGCTGAAAGCCTATGTGCGGGTGATAGAAATAGTGGCGGCGCATGTATAGCTACTTCAACGAAAATCCACACGGGAAAAATGTGGGAGACTGCACTGTTCGGGCTATTTCAAAAGCCACCGGGAAAGAGTGGGGCGAAACGTACCTTGCTATGGCGGTGCAGGGTTATCTGGATGGTGACATGCCGTCGGCCAACGCGGTGTGGGGCGCGTATTTGAGGCGTATAGGCTACAGGCGGTACATGGTGCCGGATACTTGCCCGGATTGCTACACAGTCGGTAGGTTCGCCGATGAACACCCGGAGGGGACGTTTATCCTTGCGCTATCCGGGCACGTCGTGTGTGTGCAGGACGGCGTGATCTATGACAGCTGGAACAGCGAAAACGAAATTGTTTTGTATTACTGGCAAAAAGAAAGTGAGGCGTAACTATGGCATTTAACCCGTATTTCAACCCTTATTACCCGCAGCCAATGCAGGACAACCTTGCCCAACTTCGGCAGCAGCAGATGCAGACCATGCCGCCGCAGATACCGCAAATCCCACCCATGCAGAACCCGGTGGCGCAGGGCGGCGTACAGTGGGTAGCTGGTAGGCCGGAGGCGGAGAATTGGCTGATCGCTCCTAACTCCGCCATTGCGCTGTGGGACAGCACGGCTCCCGTGGTGTACCTTAAACAGGCCGACGCAAGCGGCAAACCGACCCTCAAGACGTATGACCTTGTAGAACGCCTTGCAAGTGCTCCTGACGTGCAGAAAGCTCCCGCCCCGGAATATGTGACCCGTAAGGAGTTCGACGCGCTGGCGGCGCTTGTTAGCGAAATAAAGGGCAAGAAGAAGCGCAAGGTAGAGGAGGAAGAAAACGATGAGTAACAATCCGTTTTTCAATGCGTTAGGTGGCGGACAGATGCCGGGGTCGATGAGCGGCTTTCCTCAGCTTTTACAGCAGTTCAAGCAGTTCAAGGCAAGTTTTAAAGGCGACCCAAAAGCGGAAGTAGAGAAGATGCTGCAAAGCGGCAGGATCTCACAAGACCAACTGAACAAGATACAGTCAATGGCAACCCAATTTCAGGGTCTTTTCAAGTAAATCAAAATCGTGGCCACGGTTTGATATAAAAAATTTTCAAAAGGAGTGATACTATGTCTCTTTCCGATGGCACCCCCATGATGACTATGCCTGTGGCTCCTGCCAACACCGGCAACAGTAACGGCTTCGGCTGGGGCGGTGATGGCGCGTGGTGGATCGTGCTGTTCCTCATTTTCGCTGCGTTCGGCGGCTGGGGTAACGGCTTTGGCTTCGGTGGCGGCGGCAACGGCGTGATGGACGGTTATGTTCTGACCTCTGACTTTGCCAATGTCGAGCGCAAGATCGACAGTGTAAATCAGGGCCTTTGCGACGGATTTTACCAGCAGGCGCAGCTTGCCAACGGCACCAACATGGCGATGGCAAACGGCTTTGCACAGGCCGAGCTTTCCCGTAGCAACCAGCAGGCGGCTTTGATGCAGCAGCTCACCGCCATGCAGATGCAGAACCAGGAGTGCTGCTGCGAGAACCGGGCGGCTATCGCCCAGGTGCGGTACGACATGG